AACATAAGCACCATAAACTGTTGATCCAACTTTCCATAACTCTACTACTGAATAACCTGTTGTCGCTAGTGTAGGAGCAGAACCACCAATCCATTGGTCTACTAATGATGTCCATGTAATGGTATAAGCAGAGCCATCATCAATCATTAATGTTACGCTTTGACCTGCAGATAAACTATCTGTTGGTGTTGAGTTGCCAGACAATGTCCATGTCAGTATATTTCCACTGTTTGCTGAAATAGCAGGAGTTGTTCCTGTCACTGCGACTACTGTCTCAAGGAATGATGTAGCACGGGCAATACCTGATACATCTAATTTAAAAGAAGGACTAGTATTATTTATACCTACATTACCAGCAGAGGTGATACTCATGCGTTCTAATCCAGTAGTAGCAAACGCTAATCCAAAATAACCTGAAATTCCAGATGGAGTAGAACCTGTATTGGCAAACTGACATCCGTAGTGTGGTTGAGTTTTTCCATTTAAAGTAAAACTATCACTAACAGTCCAACCTACAATTCCACTAGTAGTATTCACCCCTCCAGCCACATTTAATTTAGCGTCTGTTACCCCGCCAGTAGTTCCTATACCTACTCTGTTATTAGTAGAATCTACATACAATATATTAGTGTCTACAGTTAGGTCAGCGTTAATAGTTTGATTAGCAGTGAAGGTATTAGCAACATCGTTCTTTGTTGTATCTGCATCATATGCTTGAACTGTTACACCGATGTCAGCTGATGTAAGTGCGTCTGAACCCGACCCAATAGCTAGAGCGTAAACTTGCCATGTAGTACCGTCATATAAAAACTGTATACTAATACCCTCTACATCACATGTTAAATCTTCAGCAGCCCCAACGATTGTAGAACCGTTTCTAGCTACGGTTAAATTATTAGTAGACCAATCGTCCCCATCAACTATAATTACTTGGTTACCTGTTGAAGGAGATGCTGGTAAAGTTACTGTAAAAGAACCGCCTGATGTATCCGCTATAATCCCATCATTAACAAGGGCAGTATAGTTTGCTGTTTTTAAAGTATAAGTTATGATGTCTGGAAGAATAACGCTTTTTCCAGCAGGATATGTTACGAATACTTCTTTAGTACCAGAACCAAAATTGACTAAACTTCCAGAATTAGAAGAAGATAAAACAGTATCTCGAGATAAAGTCGTACCTGATGCGGTATAAGTTCCAATGCCTACTTCCCAATCAGCTGCTAAAGCTATAGTATAATAAGTAGTATTGCCATCACCAATAACAGAAAAGTCATCATAGCCAGTTGCGGCTGGGCCTAATGTAAATGTTCCGGTACCAGTACTAGTTGATGTAACCTTGACTCTATCTTTTAATACCAACGCCATTATAGCCTCCTAGTTAGGCTATACGAATAATAGCGTTTGATGCGTCTGCTGCTGGGAAAATAATAGAAAAGTCACCGTTTGTAGAAGTCTTGTCACCACCAAAAGCTAGCACAGCTACAGCAGTATCACTGTTAGTACTGTTATAAATTAACGCACCGTTTGCAGTAATAGTTGCAGAAGACCACGTAGTATCAGAAAAATCTAAGAACGCTGTTGTACTTGATGATGTTGGTACTTGTGAAATGGTTAAAGTGTTTCCGCCAGCTGAATATCCTGTACCTGATACTTCGTTAGTTACTGAGTATGCTGTTGTTGTTGAATCTAATGAAGCTGATGAAGTGTACAACGCGATTTTAAATGTATCTGCTGTATCAGCGCTTCTTGCTACGTTTGTCGTATTAAAGTTATGGCCCCCACTTAGAAGCTCAACCTTAAATGACGTACACATTGCTTGAGTGATTGCCATAATTATATCTCCAATATTTTAACTAAATCTGAATGTCCTGCGTCTCGCAGTTTATTTGCCAAAGTTGTGCGGTCAGAAGTTACCGCTTGTTTTAGATATTTTACTAGAACTTGTCTAATATGTCCTCTAAATGCTTCTGCTTGTTCCCTAATTAAAGGGTTTGCATCTTTACTTACATACATTATTTTATCTAATGCTCGGTCTGCTAATTCTTCAGGAGTAAACCCCCGTCCAGATGTTGTATTTACTTTAAAATCTATTCCGTCTAATATCATTGTTCTGGGTACCTTATTTGTCCACTGCGATAACTATCGCGTCTATTTTTACCTTCACCTAGTTGTTTTAATAAAGCCATAGCCTCTAAATATCTTTGACTATAATTCTGCATTATATCAGGTTCTTCTTTAAGATATGTAGCTGCTTCCAACAAAGTTCCATACAGTAAAGCACTATCAAAATTATTACCCAACCAAGTAGTGCCAGCTGTAACGATAGACTCAGGGTAATAATAGTAATGAAGCTCAACAGTGTAGTTATCATCTGGTGTAGGACCAAGTATAAACGTGTTGTCATCAAATATTGCATAATATTCTGGCTTTCCATAATAAGCCGCATCTGTATCTGGAAACGACTCCCTAATAAAATTAACATCTTTATTTAACAAATATGTATATTGGTTATCTGAATCAATAACTGCTAAACTAAATGTTGATAGCCAGTCTGTAGGCGTTGATAAATACTTATTACCTGTAGTTGTATTACCTGTCTGGTTGCGTCGTAAATCAGGTAACTGAACTGTATTATAAATACGCTGTTCAGCTTGCTCTATAAAAGTATTTATGTCAGTAGTAGTAAACTGATTTTCTGCATATGAATTTACAGCTGCTACTAATTCTGCGTAAGTCATTATTTATCCTTATGCCATTGGTCCACGAGCTTTAGTGCCTTTTGTTGCAGCACCATTACCGCGTGTTACTACACCTTCTGTCTTTACATCTTTTTCTGGGTAGCCACAGCAAGAAATATCTTCACTATAGTTTTCTGGTTGCTTATATGTTACCTTAGCGCCTTTTCTATCTTTATTCATAATTATACTCCTAAGTTATTGTTATGGTAACCGTGCCAACCTGTCCGGTACCTTCCAAATCATCTTCAATATCAGGTATTGCTAGTCCATTATTTAAACCAACAGGATTCCACCCATATTGATAATCTCTTTGCTCTGTTAGGTTTAAATCAGGTCGAGGGTCTCTTACTGCTTGAGGGTCCTCTACCGGATACATACCTTGCATGTTTTGTGGGTGGTCTGGTTCCCAACATTCCTTACATACTTTAATCTCAGTATTAGTAGTTTTTATAGTTAACTTTTTTAATTCTTTTAACTTATACTGAAACCCACATCTATCACAATTTCCAATTGCGCGTTTACCAGCTGTAAACTTACTAGCCATGTTAAACCTTTACAAATATTGAGGACGAGGGACTAATCTTAAGTCTGCTTTTTCTCTATCCTCTGTAGAAGCCAATAACCATTGTTCTTCATATTCTTGTTTTAAAAATTGAATTCTATCAAAAGCCTGTGGCAGTTTTAAACTTAAATAATACGCCAACCCTGCAACTAAACAAGGTAAGAATCTAAATGGTATATCTTGTGTGTTAACACCATTACCTGCATCTTCCATTCTTCTTAAACGCCAATATTTGAATGTGTATGTATCATTATCTGGAAGAGGCCATACATTAATATTAGGTTGAGATACTTGTCTATTTATCCAAACTTGTATAGGTCTACCTGTAGAGTTTTTGTTAGGAATCGTAGCATACGTAGGTGCAGAAATACGTGTAATATTAATATCACTTTGTGACTGTCCTGTACCTGTTCTAATTACTTGTTCTAACAAATCTATAGTATCAGCAGGCAGGTTATATGTACCTGTGCCAGAAGTAAGACTTATTGCTCCTTCTTCTATAGTCCATAAATTTACTCCTCGATTTGCCCATTCTGCAGTTAATAAATTTAAACTACGTCTAGCAGTTCTTAAGTCATATCCAGTACGTAGCTCAGCACCGCATCTCTCAAATGCTTCTTCGACTATTTGATTTAAATCTAAGTTAAATGTTACTGTTCCTGAAGTTGCCATTATTTAGTCCTTCTTTTTAAAGGTGCTACTCTTCTTGGTTTACCTTTTGGCTGACCAAGACTTTTCTTTTGTGCTATCCGAGACTTCTTCTCAGCTGATGTCATTTCACCCGAAGTTTTGGGGGTCTCGGTTGACACTC